ATACCCCTCTTCACGTAGACACGTTGTTATATCTCTTGCACGTGCTGCAAAATCTGTTCCTAAATTAGTAAATGAGTTTTGCGTTCTTGCCATTTACCTATTTATTTTACCGATCTCCTGCTTTTCTATTCTCAGAAAAGTAAACATCAAACGATCCCTCAGGATAACGCTTCTCTAGTTTCTTAACATTGGTAGCAATCACATCATCAAACGATACTTCGAGTGCCATGCATGCTTGTGCTACGTACCACATGATGTCACCAAGTTCAATGATCAGATGTTCTCTGTTGTCTTCGTTCCATGGTTTACCTTGGAATACCATCTTCTTAATGATCTCAAGGAACTCTCCACCTTCAGCATTAATCCCAACACCAGCAGTGGTAAGACGTTCAATATTGGCACCTTCTCTGTCAAGTTCACCCAAGCGATCAACAAGAGATTTAAAATCCTTACTAGGAGTGCTTGTGACAGCATCCACGAAATGAGTGTACCTATCAAAGTCCACATGCTTTATACGTTCCATTCTGCAAATTTAGATAATCGGTTTTGTGTTTGTGAGAATTGTTGTAAGGTTTCTCCTACCTCTTCATCTTCTATAGTGATGGCAGATGAATCATCTGCTACATCATACAACCTCATTTTCGCTCTGTCAATTCCCAGAATGAATTTTCGTGAGGCAGTCGGGTCGTTGTATCTGTTCTTAAGTTGTTTGACCAAGATGCGACCTTGTTGTTCAAGTTCCTCAGTAGATATAAGGGCAAACATAAAATCAGCAGTGGCAGGGAGACCAAAAGACTCAGAAGTGTCAGTGAGATCGGGATCAGAGTTACCATAACCGCTACGAGTAGTTTGAGTAGCAGAGATAATAGGTACATTACTTTCCACAGCAAGACCCCGAAGCTCTTCAGCAATCGCTTTAACATAGGTATATGAGTTAACAACAGCACCTTTGTATCTAACACTTGCACAAATGTTTAGATAGTCAACAAAGATAAGATCAGGTGCAAAATCTTTCTTTAATTTAAGATCACTTAAGAGTGCCTTAAAATGTCCTGCATGTGCAGATGCAGTAGGGTACTCTTTAATAATCAATTTACCTTGTGTCTTTCTTGAGATCTCATTTACTTTTGAATTAAATAAAACCTCAGGAAGTTCCATGATGTCTTTAACATTAACGTTTAGAAGATTTGCGTCAATTCGTTCAGCAATCTTCTCCTCTGCCATTTCACATGTAATGTAGAGAACGTTGTAGCCCTGAGTGAGGGCGGAACCAGCCATGTGGCACATGAATAAAGACTTCCCGACACCTGTACCAGCAAGAGCGATGTTGAGAGTCTTGTTAGGGAGACCACCTTTTGTGATAAAGTTAAACTTTTCCAAATCAAAGGGTATTTTCTCTTCTTTCCTGTGGTAGAATTCGTATCTATCTGATGATTGCTCAATGTAATCGTGTCCAATATGTTCGTCAAAGGAGACAGCAAGTGCATCTTGTAAAATGCTAGGTATAGCACCTTTTGTGAACTTTTTATCTCCACCATCAGCAATCTTAATAGACTGCATGAGTGCTAAGTATATAGCACGATCTTGACACCACTTCTCTGTGGAATCTAACAACCAGTCATAATCCACCCAGTCATCAGATAGAGAATTTATTCCCTGTACTGAATCTTTGAATGTCTCTTCTGTAAGATCTCCTCTATTCTGGAGATTAATTGTGAGAACTTCTTTAGTAGGTACTTTATCGTACTTAGCAGCGAAGTCAGCAATCTCTTCAAATACAATTTTTTCATGGTACTCTTGGAAATAGTCTGCTTTTATAAATGGCACTACCTTACGATAGTATTGCTCATTGTATATTAGATTGCGAAGTATTGTTTCTTCTATTCTTTCTGTCATTCTAGTTTTAACCTCGCAAATGATTTCTCACTTAGTCTCTTCTGTATTAGTCTACCATAATCTTCATGTAGTTCGCAACCAATATAATGTCTATTTAATGATTTGGAAACAACTGCTGTTGTTCCTGATCCCATGAATGGATCTAGAACTATGTCTCCCTCTTCACTCCCTGCCTTGATACAAGGTTCAATTAGATCAGGTGGATACACAGCAAAGTGTGCTCCCTTATATGGTTTGTTTGTTACAGTCCAAACATCTCGCTTATTTTTCCTGTCATAAGACTTGGATAACCCACTATGAGGAACCAACCCAGTGCCAGGATTATGGTACTTACCTTTAGTGCGGTCTCTTGTACCCCAGTCTTGCTTGACGGGTTCTTTAATTGCTTCATTGTTATAATAGTATTTACGATTTTTAGAAAGTAGAAAAATATATTCGTGTGATTTAGTACACCTATCCTTTACCGACTCAGGCATAGGATTAGGTTTATGCCAGATAATATCCTGACGTAGATACCATCCATCTGCACGCAATGCAAATGCTAACATCCACGGTATACCTATCAGATCTTTCTCCTTAAGACCTTCTAATTTGTTACCTCTCTTGGCACACTTGTCAGGTAGATCTTGTTTTGTTTTACTTACAGTTTGTTTTGGTAATGCTTGTCCTTTACCAGGTCTATAGTTGTAATAACTATCACCTATGTTTACCCATAGTGTACCATCATCAGTTAGCACATCACGTACAGATCTGAATACTTCTACTAAATTTTGAATGTATTCTTCTGGTGTTTGTTCTTGTCCTATCTGTGACTCTTCTCCACCATAATCACGTAACCCATAATATGGAGGTGACGTGACACAAGTTCTTGCTTTGCCATCAAACTCTTTTAAAGTCTCACGACAATCGCCAAATAAAATTGTATCAACCACCATAACTAAATTCCTTTCTCGCTGCCTCCTCCAGTTGTTGCATCACTCCTTCGGTGAAGTATTTCTCAGGATTGGCAAGAATAACAGAAGGATAAACGGAAGATTCACCAACAACAATCCTATTCCCCTTCCGTTGGAAGACCCCATATTGTTCACCCAGTTCCAATAGTCCGTAATACTTATCCAGTCCACGTTCATCAAAATACAATCTAGTTTCAACTTTACTACCCTCCTTTGTTAATCGAGATTTTTTTGCTTCACACTTAATAATGTTACCAACAAGTTCTGTACCCTCTTTCTCTTTCTTCTTTCCAAGATAGATTATAGTTGATGCTGCATACTTGAGTCCTGTTCCACCGCCCATTTCTTTTGTAGGAACATAAGATCCTATTACATCATATGTATGATTTGTCACGATCATAGGAATCTTTGCTTGTCCTAGTTTCAAAGTCAATACACGAAATGCACCTTTAATTAATTGTGATTTGGTCATGTCTCTGACCTGTTTATCATTAGAAATGTCATCCATTTCTTTTGATGTAGATAACATACCAAGAGAGTCAAGAACAAACATCATTGGTTCTCTCTTTGGTTCTTTCATATACTTGTCTACGATACGACAAGCTTGTGTTCTAAATTCTTCAATAGTAGATACTGGAAACAATACCATACGTCCAGAATCAATGCCACGAGACTCAATCATCTCCTTAGAGATAGCAGATTCTGTCTCAAAATAAATGACACCACCCGTAGGATTTGCTTCCAAAAAATTACGAACAACACTCAAGGCAAAAAATGTTTTACCTGTGCTGCTTTCTCCTGCAAGTGCTGTAACTTTATTAGAAGGTATACCTCCAAATATAGATCCACTTACAAGGGCATTAAAAATATAAGAACCAGTGTCAACATAGTTGTCTACGTCACCCGCAGCAACTCCATCACTTACTAAACTAGCAAACTCATTGCCACTGTCTTTAATTACTGTATCTAAGAATCCCATTGTGTTGCTTCATCCTCATAAAAATTTACATAATCATAATCATTGCTCATAAGTTTTGCAAACGAACGAGCAGTTTCATAGTCCTCAAAACATTTGATGCTATCGGTATCAATCTGACCAACAACGTGGTTAGTCCAAGTGACAACGTAGACTTTTCTAGTCATTCAAAGAAACTCCCAATAGTAAT